AACGCGCCCCGCCCCCCCGAATAACTTTCCTCACAGATTCATTTCTACCCGCGCTAAAACAACCGATACTTACGCTCACACACGCCCCCCCACACACTCGCCACAATGCTCTCAATCTCCCAGATTGTCACGCTTTTCATTCTAGTTCGCTTTCAATCGAAACGCAGACAACAGAAAACGAGTTCCACGCTCATCTACCCGATCCGCAACATCCTCTTTGAATGGGAATACCTACGCTCCCAACCAAGATCCCGTCCCTTCCGCTTCTTTGACTACTCCAAGTCACTACTTGCTTTCATCGACCTCCAAACTTGCGTCAAAATCCGAGAAAACCTCGAAGAAGACATCCAAGTCATCGTTGACAAATATCACTCACGTGAAGAACCTTTCTTCCTCTATGAACACATCACAGACGACGATTTACCCGAAGACCGCCTCCCCGCCCCCGGAATCAAACACGCAGAGAAACGCTATCACGCCATCCCCTCCGCCATCCTCAATGCAGATGACAAACAGATCCCAGTTCAGAATGACCCCTCATTTATTGAAACTCCAGATGTACGCTCAAACATTCTCTATTCCGAATCCCTCGACTTGTCTGGCTCCCCCCCGACTCCCGAAATCCAAGAAATCATCGAACGATGGTTCCCTGAATACCGAATCTACCTGCAAGAATACTGTCGCCCACCCTCCTACGGTCCCCAAGCCTTTCACGACTTTAACCGCCCGACACCAAATCCTGCTCCCCCAACCCCAGAACGACACGAAGCTATCATGGCCATCGTACGCGCCAAGTTCAACATCAAGCCCTACCGGCCCCTCCACTTTGTTGATGCCAACGCCGCCGAAACGCCTCTCTCAACCTCCGCTTCCTACTACTCGAAGTTTAACCCACAAACTCGAATTTACTGTCGCTACTCCGCTCCCTCTCGCTACAAGGACAAACCCTCCTCCAAGGGCTATTCCTTTAACGTTTTGATGAACGAGTTCCGAACAGAGTATCACCACATCAAGTATGATGGTATGCCCTTTCCACGTTTCAACCACGACCCCGAAGTTGAACAAGAACTCCTGCACACATGGATTGCCAAGCACCCCGCCCAGCTCTTCATTCGCACACAAATTTCAAAACGCGACCCCGCCGATCCGAAGAAGATCCGTCCTGTATACTCAGTCGACGAACGCTTCCTCCACATCGAAAAGACGCTCTTTACGCCCGCCCTCGCCCAGCTCAGAAACCCTGAATGCTGCGTCGCCCACGGACTCGAAACCTTTCGAGGCTCTATGCACCTGCTAGATCGCATCGCCCTTTTCTTTACGGCCTTTATCTCCTTAGACTGGTCCCAATTCGACCAACGTCTTCCCTTCTACGTAATCATAGCCTTTTTCCTAGACTATTTACCCTCCCTACTCATTATATCTCATGGTTATATGCCCACCCGCCCCTACCCTGATACCAGCTCCGATATACCCCCCTTTGCTCGTAAAATTTTCAACGTCGTTATTTTCCTCGTTACATTTTACCTTAATATGCACTTCCTCTCCTTTGACGGTTTTGCCTATATTCGCGAACACGGTGGTGTCCCATCCGGTCTGCTCAACACTCAGTTCTTAGACTCATTCGGCAACATGTACATCATTTCAGATTGTCTCCTAGAGTTCGGCTTTACGCACGAAGAATGCTTACAGATGCTATTCTGTGTACTCGGTGATGATAACCTCATCTTCCTTGAACAGAACTTCACACGCGTCCTCAGCTTTATGCAATTCCTTGACTCCTATGCGTCCACACGCCACGGCATGGTTCTATCCATCCTCAAGTCAGTCATCACGAATCTGCGTCACAAGATAAGCTTCCTCAGCTACGAGAACACTTACGGTATGCCCACCCGCCCAATCGGAAAGCTAGTTGCACAACTCGCCTTCCCCGAACGCCCAGTTGATCCCACACGCCAGTGGATTCACGCTGCCCGCGCCCTCGGCATTGCTTACGCATCATGCGGCCAAGACATGACTTTTCACCTGCTATGCAGAGAAGTCTACCGAAAGTTCCGACCCACCACACCGGTGCCCACTCACCATATCGACAAGATATTCAAGAAATGGAAATACCAACTCCCTCAGTTCGACATCGAATCAACTGAATACACATTTCCTGACTTCCCCACCTTGTATGATATCCGCCAACTAGTCTCTGACTACCATGGTCCTTTCTCTGAAATGGACAAATGGAACACTGACTTATTTGAAGTGCCACCCTCAGACAACCTCACCCACTATGTTACCCTAAAAGACTATATGCTGACCCAACCAGACATGCTCTCCATCGTAAACGAATTTTGGCTAGGTAAGAGATCCTATATGTAATCTCCG